TTGCCAAGTAAGCAAATAGCTAACCGCGTGAAGATTTCAGCAGGGTCGATTGTCCGCCATGACTTCAAAGGGCCGGTTCACGAAGGCATTGTGCTGCAAGGCAATCCGGCGGCGCCGAGGTGATGAATGAGCTGGCTCTTTTCGCGGGCGCTGGTCTGTTAAGTAAAAACATAAGAGGAAGTCAGTGAACGCAGAATTATTAGCCGCAGCGCTTGGCAACGCCAAGCGCTACAAGAGGGGGTGGCTTGCGTCTTGCCCAGTACCAGGCCATGGCAATGGCAAAGGTGATCGGCATCCATCGCTTGCGATTACGCAAGTCGGTGAGAAGTTTTTATTCAAGTGCTTTGGCGGGTGCGATCAGGAGGATGTGTTTGCCGCCATCAAGCCGCACTTACCCAATTCGCTGAACTGGAATCGTCCTTTAGTTGCGCGTGATCCTTTATCGGGCATCAGGCCGATTGTGCCGCCAACGATGAAAGAAGTGATGGCATGGGATTACATCGATGAGAATGGCGAAGTCACCGCGCAAAAGGTCAGGTATGACGTTGAAGGTGGCGGTAAGACGTACCGCCAATATCACCTGATCAATGGCGAGCGGGTGCCAACGATTAGAAACTGGACGCCGATACCGTTTGGCTTACCGCTCATGATTGCCAGGCCCACGGCGCCGGTATTTGTAACCGAGGGCGAAAAGGCCGCAGAGTTTTTGGTTGGCATGTTCGATGTGGTCGCCATATCGGCGCACGCGGGCTCGAGCGAGTGGCCTGCCGCCATCACGCCATGGTTTCATGGTCGATTGGTCGTTGTATTACCCGATAACGATAGACCTGGCTGGAAGTACGCCAAACGCGTCGTAAGGGATTTGCAAGGAGTAGCGCAAGCGATCAAGGTGGTGGACTTAGCCGATGACGAGTCAGCGATTGGCGATGACGCTGAAGAGTTTATCGGGCGAGGGTTCACGTTTGAGGAGTTCGCCAAACGCGTTGCCGACGCCAAAGTGATTGAGGACTTCGAGGACGTTGTACCGCCACAACGACTAGTGATTGATGAGAAAGCGGAAACGGAACCCGAATCTGTTGTGCCAGAGAAGGAACCGTTTGCCGAAGTGGTTGAAGCGCAGGAAGCGCAGCGTTACAGGGTTGAGATGTGGCGTGACGCGAAGGATGAGCCGGTCAAGTGGTTGGTGGATAGGATTGTGCCGGAGAAGGGATTTATGGCGCTGTACGGTCCGCCTGGTACGTTCAAATCGTTTATCGCGCTGCACTTAGCCGCCATGATCGCTAGTGGGGACTCGTGGCTGGCGCACGAAGTGCCGCAGGCCGGCGAGGTCTTATACATTGCAGGTGAAGGGCATGGCGGTATTGGGACAAGGATTTCGGGTTTACGCCATGCGTATGAACTTAAGGACATACCCGTTGGCGTGATCAGGTCGCAAGTCAACTTAAGGTCATCGGATCAGGATTTTGCTGACTTGATAGCCGCCATACGAGCGTCCGAAATCCAGCGTCCGAAATTGATCATCATCGACACCTTAGCCCGCGCCTTTGGCGGCGGCAACGAGAACGCGTCCGAGGACATGGGCAGTTTCATTAGTAACTGTGGACGCTTGCAGGAAGCCACGGGCGCAGCCCTTTTAGTTGTCCACCATTCAGGTAAGGACGCCTCATTAGGTTTACGCGGTCACTCCAGCTTTTTAGGTGCTGTGGATACACAGATTGAGATTACCCGCCATACCGATCAAATGTCAGGCACGCTCAAAGTGACAAAGCAAAAGGATGGCAAGGATGGTGTGGAGATTCATTTTTCGATGGAGACGGTGAACTTTGATCAGCAGGAAACGAACGAAACGCAGGAAACGTCTGCCGCCAAGCTAAACCTGGGGTTTGGAGATGACTTAGCTAATACGCTCGTAGTCAAACCATTTGAGGGTGAGTTACCTGATGACGTTGGATTTAAGCCGCCACAAAACGCAAAGCCAAACGCTGGGCGCGGTAAGCATCAGTCGATGGGTAGGGAAGCGTTACGCCATATTGTGAAGACGGAAGGGCAATACCAGATTGTTCAAGGTGAACGCCATCGCGTGGTGACGTTAGAGCGCTGGCGGGATGAGGTATATGCCAGGCTTGGAAACGATGTCGAGGAAAGCGATAAGAGGAAGCGTTGGAAGGAACTTAAGGATAAGTTGACCGATTTAGGGTTTGCCGCCATAAGAAACGATCTGGTGTGGATCAAACCGATTAACGAAGAAGGTTTTTAGGCGTCCGAAAGTGCGTCCGGATTTGCCGCCAAAACATCAAGAAATGCCTAAAAAGTAGGCAAAAACAGGGTTAGCGTCCGGATTGCGTCCGAAAGTGATTTTTTAAGCATTAAAGCGTCCGAAATGAAACGTCCTAAAGTCATGTTAAGTGTCCTAAAAGCGTCCGAAAATGCGTCCTTAGTTGTCCGAAAACGCCATCGAACAAAATTTCATAACGTCCGAATTGTGTGTGTGTCTGAAAGACACACAATTCGGACGCTGAAATGTTCCGGACGGTGATTGAAGTGGAAAGCGTAAAGAGAAAGGATTTGGGTTATGGCGGCAAAAGATAAGCGCGGGAAGGTTAAGGATGGTTTGTATGGCGGATCAGAGGATCGGTTGAAGAATCCTTTTGAAGAGGATGATCAGATTGTGTTGGCGATGAATAGTGTGGCGGTCAGTGTGATGAAGCGAAAGCGTGAGGCGGATAAAGTTTGGGGATTAGATCGTTTGGCGGAACTCGTGAGCGAGGAAACGCGATTAAGGTTTTGGCGGCAGTTATGGCGGTGTAGAGATGCGCGGAAAGCGAGAGACGTTGAGGCGTATCGTTTGGCTTGTGGCGGGATGATGCGAGCGTTTGATGTGTTGGAGGCTGAAGCGAAGGCGATGAACGCTCAAACGTTGGCGGTATGTGTTATGGAGGGTCAACGGGATGACGGGAGCGTGTTTGCGATTTGCGCTGATCCGGCAACTGTCCACGCCTACGCGGCCATGAGGCCTGAGTGCGACTGCTGGACGATGGATGAGGTGGCGGTCATCTTGCAGCAGGAATTTTTCACGCAAGCGGTGAGCATTAAACGGGCTATGCCTGGCGCGGAAGTATTGACGCTTATGGCGGAAGAGGATATTGGTCCGGTGTACAAGGGAAGCAGTGAGCAGGCTTACGCGTTGAGCAAAAGCGCGTTAGAGGCGATGGAACAAGCGAAAGGTAAGTGAGTGAACATGGAAGCAGAAAATCGAACTGAGGGCGATCTGACGCGTTTGAGCGGTACTGGTGAGGCGGAAAGCGAAGAAGGCGCGGCAGATCACGTTAAAGCGCAAAGCGAAGAAGGCGCGGTGCGCGAAGCGCGTGGCGCGGTGGGGAGTCTAAGCAATCAGCGTAAACGCGATATAGCGGCAAGGGTCAACAAGATCGTCCATCAGTTTGGAGGGCCAGATACCGTGTTCGCGTTGATCGCAGACGGTAAGCCGATTACGCATATCGCTAATGACATGGAGATCACAACGATTGAATTTTACGCGTGGGCGGAAAAGACTCCGGAGCGCAGTCGTGCCCTCGCGCACGCACGCGAGCTTGCCGCGCATCGATTAGCTGAGCAAGGTTTAGAGATTGTCGATAACGCAACACCGCAAACAGCGAACCTGGCGAACATTCAATCGAAGTACCGTCAATGGCTCGCTGGCAAGTGGAACCAGCAAGCGTATGGAGAGAACAAGACGCAAGTTAACGTTCAGGTGAACATCACTGACGCGCACCTGATGGCGAATAGGTACCGCGAAACCGTCAACGCCGTAAACGTCGATGACAACACCATTGATGTTGCGCCGCACAACGAATAAAGCGTTGCGTTGACGCAACGCGTGTTGCGTTTCCACCGCGTTGTGTCAGCGCAACCCCCCCCCTTCGGCGTTTCGAGGGGGTGGCGTTGGCGCGGCACTCCACACGCGCCCACCTATGCATCGCATCACGGGCACTTGTTTCCTTGCCGCGTTACTGTTAACTGGCCTCGCCCCCCCCATCACCGCTCATCCGTTCGTCGGCTACCCAAAAAAATTTTTGCGTAAACGTCACCTATGACTGTAAACGCGGTGTACAGTTACACCACTGACACAAAACACAGGAAACGAGATGAAGTCCAGCGCAGCAACATTGATCATTGGCGGCGCCGCATTCGGCGCTTTGTACGCAACGATGATTTGGATGGCGTTATGAATTACGGTTATTTGCGCGTAAGCACTGACGAGCAAGCCAATGGCACAAGCCTTGATACGCAGCGCAGGGAAGTGACCGGCAACGCGTTAACGCATGGCTTGACGGTTGATCGGTTTATTGAGGATGCTGGTGTTTCGGGGCATTTGAATTTTCTTGATCGATTGGCGGCAAACGGTGTAACGCCACAACCTGGTGATGTGATCATTGTGGCGAAACTTGATCGTTTTAGTCGCAACTCGATGGACACGTTGAATACCGTTCATGCGTTTAAGGAGCGCGGTATTCGTTTGATCATTAACGGGCATGGCGATGTGACCGATGAGAAGAATATTTATGGGCAGTTGATGCTTGAGATCATGGCGGCATTTGCAACGCACGAAAGGCGAGTGATTAAGGATCGTCAGCGCGTAGGCCAGGCGGCAAAGCGTCAGGCCGGCGGGCACGTTGGGGGATTGCCGCCTTTTGGGTTTCGCGTTTTGGGTGCTGGCAAGGCAGCGACCCTTGAGCCTGTTGCCGAGCAGCAAGCCGCCATTGCAACGATTAAGGCTTTGAAGGGTTCCATGTCACTGCGCCAGATTGCCGGTGAAGTGATGAAATTGCATGGCGTGACGATTACGCACGCTGGCGTTGCAAAGGTGCTTGGACGTGAATGAAGATTTGAAGAACCATGAACTGGTGAAGTTGTTTGCGCGTGCCTTGGACCGGTACGCGAACAACGCACCGCTTTTTGTGCGTGAAGTGATTGGTGTTGAGCCTGATGTTTGGCAGATTGAGTTTTTGCAGGCTATATCGGATGGCGAGCGCAAGATTAGCGTGCGCTCCGGCCACGGTGTGGGTAAATCGACCGCTGCGTCTTGGGCGATGATTTGGTTTGTGCTTTGCCGTTATCCGGTGAAAGTGGTGGTGACTGCGCCAACGACAAGCCAGTTGTATGACGCACTGTTTGCTGAGTTGAAACGTTGGGTCAAGGAATTGCCTGACGTGTGGCGGCAGTTGCTTGATCCGAAAACGGATCGGATTGAGTTGAAGTCTTCGCCCACGGAAGCGTTCATATCCGCCCGCACATCGCGTGCCGAGCAACCTGAAGCGTTGCAAGGTGTGCATTCGGACCATGTGATGCTTGTGGCGGATGAGGCATCAGGGATTCCTGAGTCCGTGTTCGAGGCGGCAGCGGGTTCCATGTCAGGGCATAACGCTGTGACGATTTTGTTGGGGAACCCAACGAAGTCCAGCGGGTTTTTCTTTGACACGCATAACCGATTAAAGGATGAGTGGTGGACACGTCGCGTGTCCTGCTATGACTCCAAGCGTGTGAGCGAAGCCTATATCAAGGATATGGCGTCAAGGTATGGCGAAGAGTCCAACGCTTTTCGTGTTCGCGTTCTTGGCGAGTTTCCGCGTACCGATGACGATACCTTGATTGGCGTTGAATTGGTGGACAGTGCTTTTCACCGTGATGTTGAAACGACGGACACACAAACGGTGTGGGGGTTGGATGTGGCGCGATTTGGGACGGACGCCACGGCGTTGGCAAAGCGTAAAGGTAATGCAGTGACTGAGATACGCAAGTGGCGTGGGTTGGATTTGATGCAGACCACGGGCGCAGTGGTCGCTGAGTACGAGGCCATGAAGCCAGAAGACAGGCCCGTTGAAATCCTCGTCGATTCGATTGGCTTAGGGGCCGGTGTTGTGGACCGCTTGCGCGAATTGAATCTGCCTGCGCGTGGGATCAACGTGGCTGAGTCTCCCGCCATGGGAACGATTTATGTGAACTTGCGTGCCGAGCTGTGGGGAAAGATGAAGGCGTGGCTGGAAAAGCGTGATTGCAAGATTCCTAAAGATGAGTCGCTTTTGGCGGAACTTGTCTCGCCGCGTTATTCGTTTAATAGCAACGGGAAGATGAAGCTAGAGAGCAAAGACGAGATGAGAAAGCGCGGGATTGGATCGCCTGACATGGCTGATGCTTTGGCGTTGACTTTTGCGAGCGATGCAGGAACGGCGTTGTACGGTAAGGCTTACAACTCGCAATGGGGTAAGCCGATTAAGCGGAACTTAAGAGCAGTTGTTTAATCGAGAGGGGTAGCAATGGCAAAGCGAAAAATGCTTAGATCGGAAAGCAAGAAGATGATTTTTGATTACTTAAAGGGATTGAAGAACCCTGTGAATGCTTGGCATTTGGCGGCAAAGTTTGATATGACCACCAAGAGGATTGATCAACTCATGACCGAGTTGGCGGGAGATGATCTTATTGTGAAGTCCAAGGGGATAAAAGACGTTGAGATACCTTGGAAGAAAGTGATGGTGAACTACTTTGAGGTTAAGGAGCAGTACAAGACCTTTAAGCCTCGTAAGCCTAAAGCACCGGTGCTATGGCATAACCCATTTGGAATAAGGGCTGCGTGATGGATAAGAAAGACATTATCCGAATGGCGCGGGAGGCGGGGTTTGCTGATTCCAACGGGGTTGTTCATGCCTTTTATCAGCTTGAACGCTTCGCCTTCCTTGTTGCTGCTGCCGAGCGTGAGGCGTGTGCAAAGGTTGTCGAAGATTACTGCGGTGCATGGGACGACAAAGGTTATGCGCTTGCCGCCGCCATACGAGCAAGGACATGAAGGACTACCTCGCAGGCCAGGCTACCTGGCGCACGCCCGAAGACGACCCGCCGCCATTAGGCGTAAAGATATTGCTACTTAATCCTGGCGGCGTGTGCGTCATTGGCACCTGGTCGGAGTGGGCGGTTGCCTGGGCGCCACTGCCAAGGGTGCCTCAACACATTAAGGAGGTATTGACGTGAAAGATTTGACGATTGGCGATGTGATGGGCATTGCCAGAAACACAGGGTTTGATCAGCACGCAGAGAATCTTTTTATCTTTGCGGCGCAGATTGAGTTTGTTGCAGGAGAAGCACGCTTAAACCATTGCATTGAGTTGCTGGAGAAAAACGGCTTTGACGATGCGGCGGAACTATTGAAAGGACAGGGATGAACCTGAACGATATGGCGAGAAAAGCCTGGGTCAATGGATTGCTAGAGGGCTTCCCACGAGGCGAGTACGAGAAATTGCAATGGGAAGTGCTTGAAGAGATGGTGATGGAGCTAGAGCGCCGCACGCGTGAACTGGTGCAACTTGCCGAGCTTGAGCGTAAGCGTTGGGGTAAGCGATGAGAGCTGTGACTATTCTTGTTCCAGCCTATAAACCAGAACACCTATACACCACATTAGCCTCAATTGACGCGCAGACTTATCCGCGCATCAAGGTCATCATTGGCAATCACAGTCCTGATGAGAATGACCACCACATGATCAACGATATGGCGCAACGCTATGACTTTGAAGTCATAGACACGCACCTTATCTGTCCTGGCGATCAAGTAGCGCATTACGCTTACCTATGGGACCAGGCAGATTCGGATTTAGTGCGCTTTGTGTATGACGATGATGTGATTTATCCATCATCAACGTCCTACCTAGTTGATTTGGCGGATCATCACCGCGACGCCGTGATGTTTTGGCATCAACGCCATTGGATTGACGGTGCCGGGCGATTTCTTCGCGCACCAGGCTTTATCAATCAAGATGAACTGATGAAGTCATCACGCGAGAACATTCTGCGTTTGATGGCGATGCACAAGAACTTCATTGGCGAGCCTTCGTTTGTCATGATGGACCGCTCCAAATGCGCATTCACCATGACCTACGCGCCACTTGGCGAGTTGGCGCCAAGGCATTATTTGGGTGACGTGACTTCGTATCTGGAAGCCACGCGCCACGGGCCGGCGGTAGGTGGTGGGGCGCACCTGGGCGCGTTTCGCTTGCACGCGAACCAAGACTCTAATAAGGACAATCCGCGCCACACATTAGGGATTGTGGATTGGGAAATGTTTATGCGCTATGAATACCTTGGCGGCAACATCAATCGCGTAACCGCTGAAGATTGGGGGCGTACGGTTTTGCAAACCTACTGGGCTGAGATGGAGCGCAGACCGCAGTTGCGTTTATTTCACTCACGTTTGTCAGCAGATATGGCGTTTAACAAACTTGCCAGCATGAGCGGGTTTCTTCAGGATTACCACGCGTTGCGCATGAATCTTGCACATTGATGCACGAATGTGCTAGTGTCGGCCCCCAAATGGGGGTAGTGCCATGAAAGCCAAGCCAGTGTGGGATAAACCGCGTCCAAAGTCATTGGGCAAGAGCGAGCCGTTATCCAAGAAGGAGAAAGCCAGCGCTAAAGCCATGGCGAAATCCGCTGGAAGACCATACCCAAACCTTGTTGACAATATGCGTGCTGCAAGGTCCAAGAAATGAGCAAGCAAGTACGCGATTCAGCCGGGCATTTGTGGCCTGAAGTTATTGGTCGCTTTGGCACAACAACGATGCTTACAACGTCAGACGTAAGCCAGCAATCGCACGCTGCCGGAACCGGCGTAACGCTTATGCGTGTTTCCAATGGCTCCGATGATGGCAGGCACTTGCATTTCAAGGCAGGCGAAAACCCAACTGCAACGGTTGATGACCCTATTATTCCTGCTTATCAAACTGAGTATGTGACGGTCAATCCAGGCGACAAAGTTGCCATTATTTCGGGCCATAGCCACACTTTTCACGTCACCATCACGGACATACTGCCATCATGATGAAAAAGACCAAAGCCGAGAAGAAAATCTCCAAAGTCATGCGCGAGTACAAAGCGGGCAAGTTGCATTCCGGTAGTAAGAAAGGGCCGGAAGTGACAAGCCCCAAGCAGGCCATAGCCATTGCGTTGTCCGAGGCCGGTAAAGCGAAGAAAAAGTGATGGAATGCCCTATTGAAACCAAAGACCCTGTTGCGAACTTAAAGAATCGCAATTGGGCGTTTGCTAATGTGGGTTACGGTCCTGCTAACCCTGAATTGCCTAACCGTGAATTTTGGGACGCCAAAGCCGAAACGTGGAATACGGACCTGGCGCAAGCCAAGTCGATGCGTTGCGGTAACTGCGCCGCCTTTATCCAAACGCCTGAAATGATTGAGTGCATCACAGGTGGTATGGAGGATGAAAGCGACGAAGAGAACGGCGAAGAAAACGGCGAAGCGTACGAAGAAGGCGAAAACGAAGAGAACGAAGACTTAGAGATGGCGGTGCAAGATGCCGCTGATCTTGGTTACTGCGAACTATTCCACTTTAAGTGTGCAGCGGCACGCACATGCGACGCCTGGTTAGTTGGCGGGCCTATTACATCAATGGCGAACTCACGCCGCCAGCGCGAAGCCGTTGAGTTTCAGCGCGTTAACTTTATGCGTGAGGAAGATTGATGATTAAGCGCGGGTCAGAAACGTTTTCTGGTTATAACAAGCCTAAGAAAACGCCGAATCATCCTAAGAAAAGCCACGCTGTATTGGCGAAATCAGGTGATGAGGTCAAACTGATTCGTTTTGGGCAACAAGGCGTTCAAGGTTCACCGGAAGGCACCAAACGCAACGAGGCATTCAAAGCAAGACATGCTGCGAATATTGCCAAGGGCAAAATGAGTGCGGCTTATTGGGCCAACAAAGTCAAATGGTGAACTATGGACGTTGAAATGAACCTCGCTACCGGCGTCAAGTCCGGCGAACCCATGGACGAGACTGAAGTTCAAGCCATTGTTGCGGCTGAACTCGTTGACGCTACCAATTTCATTGACTTAGAGATTGGCAATCTTCGCGCCCGCGCCACGGAATACTATTTTGGCGATCCATTTGGCGATGAAGAAGAGGGGCGCAGCCAGGTTGTATCGATGGATGTGCGCGACACAGTGCAGGCCATTTTGCCAAGCCTGATGCGTATTTTCTTCTCAAGCGAGAACGTTGTTCAGTATGTACCGCGTAGCATGGAAGATGCGCCGATGGCAGAGCAGGCCACGGACTATGTGCGCTATATTTTGAACGAAGACAACAATGGCTTTGTGCTGTTTCACTCCATCTTCAAAGACGCCTTGGTGCGCAAGACAGGCGTTTGCAAGTGGTGGGTTGATGAGCACATTGAAATTAAAAATGAAAACTACACGGGTCTTGATGACGCACAACTGTCGTTGATTCTTGGTCAGGAAGGCGTTGAGATGGTGGACTTAATGTCCTCTGAAGACCCTTCAGCACCGCCGCCCGTGATTGACCCAATGACGGGTCAGCAACTTACGCCAACGATCATGATTCATGACGTGACGGTAAGTCGCAAGATCATCACCAAACGTTTCCGCGTTGAAAGCCTGGCGCCTGAAGAGTTCATTGTTGATCGCAGAGCAAGAACGCTTGAAGACGCAGACATTGTGGCACACAGAAAACTTGCCACCGTGTCTGAGTTGGTCGCCATGGGTTATGACCAGGAGTTGGTTGAGTCCAACACAGGCGAAGACGAACTCGACACAAATATTGAGCGCATTGCGCGTAATCCCGCACAAATGATGTTTGGCGAGTCCGCCAACAATCCTGCGCAACGCCGTGTGCTTTACACCGAATCCTATATCCGCATGGATATGGATGGTGATGGTGTGGCGGAACTGCGCAAGATTTGCACCATGGGTCCGTCTTATAAGATCGTTGCCAACGATCCGGCAGATGATGTGCCTTTTGCTTATTTCTGTCCTGATCCTGAGCCGCATACACTTTTTGGTATGTCCACGGCTGATGTGACCATGGACATTCAGCGCATCAAGTCAGTGATTTTGCGCAATATGCTTGATTCATTGGCGCAATCCATTCATCCGCGCACAGGTGTGGTTGAAGGTCAAGTCAATCTTGACGACGTATTGAATAACGAAAACGGCGCCATCATTAGAATGCGTGCGCCTGGTATGGTGCAGCCGTTCACCACACCATTCGTTGGTGGGCAAGCATTCCCGATGATGGAGTACATGGATCAGGTAAAAGAGGCCCGCACCGGCATGTCCAAAGCCTCGATGGGCTTGAACGCTGATGCGCTGCAATCCACCACTAAGTTGGCGGTACAAGCCACGGTCCAGGCCGCGCAGCAGCACATTGAATTGATCGCTCGCGTGTTCTCTGAAATCGGCATGAAGCGATTATTCAAAGGATTGCTGCGCCTGATTACGCGCCACCAGGACAAACCACGCGTCATCCGTTTGCGTAACCAGTGGGTGCAAGTTGACCCGCGTGGTTGGGATGCTTCGATGGATGTAAGCGTGAATGTTGGTTTAGGCACTGGCGGCATTGACGAGAAGATTCAATTCCTACAGGCCATTGCCGGCAAGCAAGAGCAGTTGCTTCAAACGCTTGGCACAAACAATCCTATTGTGACGGTTGGTCAGTACGCCAACACGTTATCGAAGCTTGTGGAAATGGCCGGCTACAAGGATTCAACGCAATTCTTCAATCAATTGCCGATGGACTTTTCACCGCCACCGCAACAACCGCAACCAGACCCAACACAAGCTTTGGCGCAAGTACAGATTCAATCGATTCAGGCTGACATTCAAAAGAAAGCCGCCGAACTTGCATTGGAGCGCGAAAAGATGATCCGCGCAGATGATCGTGAACGTGATCGTATTGCGCAAGATGGCATCCTGAAACGTCAGGAAATGGAGTTAAAGTATCAAGTTAACTTAGCGGCAACGCAGGCAGAGATTGATGCCAGAGTTGCGATGGACCGCGAACGATTACAGATGCAAGCAATCAACCAGGCACAACAAGCCGTGACAGCGGCACAACCCATGCAATGACACCTGACGAAAAAGTAAGACGAGCACAGGAAGCCGAACGCATTTTGAATTCCACGCTTTACCAAGAAGCGTGGCAAAGCATAAGAGAATTGTTGTTTGAAGAGTGGACCGCTTCGCAGGATGCCAAGCACCGCGAAATGATCTTTCATGACTTCAAAGCCATGGAACGTCTTCAAACTTACTTTGGAAGCGTGATAACTGACGGTACGTTGACCCGTATGGCGGCTGATCGCCAACGGAAACTGACCAAATCTTGATGGAGCGCAATAAATGAGTGACAATGTAGAAACCGTTGAAAGCGATAGCACAGCGGGGATGACGGTGGCGCAAGCCGCCAAAGCCTTTGAGGATATGTTTGCCGAACCCGGAGAACAAACAGAAGCCCAGGCGCAAACGGATGAAGCGCAAGCCGAATCCGATGATGTTGGCGATGCAGAGATAGATGCGGATGAGCAAGGCGAGGCATCCGAAGAAGTCGAAGCATCGAGCGAGTCAGGCGAAGACGCTCAAGAACCAGAGCAATCCAGCGAGCCACCAAAGTTCACCGTCAAGATTGATGGCAAAGAACAAGAGGTTGAACTCAATGAGTTGATCAACGGTTACCAGCGAACGGCTGATTACACGCGCAAAACGCAAGCATTGGCTGAACAGCGAAAAGCCGCTGAAGCCGAGCTAAACGCGGTGCGCGAAGAGCGGCAGACTTACGCTCAATTGCTTACGGCGTTGCAATCGCAACTCCAACAGCAACAGGAAAACCCGATTGATATGGAAAGTCTATACAGGGACGATCCAATTGAATGGGTGCGGCAAACCGAGTTGCAACGTCAGCGTAACGAGAAATTGGCAGCGTCACAGGCCGAACTCCAGCGCTTGAACCAGTTGCAGCAAGCTGAAGTGCAACGATCCATGAAGGCAAAGCTTGAGCAAGAAGCACAACTTCTTGTGGAGGCTATCCCCGAATGGAAAAACGCTGATACGGCGAAATCCGAAAAGGCGGCGTTGATTGAGTTTGGCTTAAAAGAAGGTTTTCAAGAAGATGATTTGAAAGGCGTGGCCGATCACCGCGTTGTCAAATTACTTCGTAAAGCCATGCTATACGACCGGATCACGGCAAAACAGGCAACGATCAAGCCTAAGCCGCCGGCAGTACAGCAAGCCAAGACCATTGCACCAGGCAACCCTAAAGCCGCCAAAGTTTCAACGAGCGAAGTAGTCCGCGCCAAACAACGCCTTGCAAAAACCGGCAACGTTCGTGACGCTGCCAAACTGTTTGAACATCTCATCTAAAGGAATCCCAAATGACTATCGCAACAAATACCTTCCTCACTTACTCTGCAAAGGGTATCCGTGAGGACTTGAGCAATCAGATTTACAACATCAGCCCAGAAACCACACCGTTCATGAACAACATTGGACGCGGCACAGCAAGCAACACGCTGTTCCAATGGCAGACAGACACGTTGGCGGACAACACCACCGCGAACGCGCAACTGCAAGGTGATGACATTTCGACGTATGACGCAGTAACGCCAACCGTTCAACTAACCAATTACACCCAAATCAGCCGCAAAACGGTTGTGATCTCCGGTACGGTTGAGGCTGTCAACAAAGCAGGCCGCAAGTCGGAATTGGCCTATCAGTTGGCAAAGCGTGCGGCTGAACTGAAGCGCGACATGGAAACCATCATGCTTGCCAACCAGGCTGCAACCGCTGGTGATTCAACAACGGCTCAGAAAACCGGATCGTTGCTTGCGTTCATCAAGACCAACACCGACAAGGGTACGAACGGTGCTGATCCTTCTTACACCACGCTGCCCAACGATGATCGCAGTGATGGCGTAACTCGCGCATTTACTGAAACCATTCTCAAGAGTGTGCTTCAGAAAGTGTGGGAGCAGGGCGGCGATCCTTCGATTGTGATGGTTGGTGCCAAGAACAAGCAAGTTGTTTCTGGTTTCAACGGCATCGCAACGCGCTATCGTGATGTGCCTGCTGGCAAGCAAGCGCAGATCATTGGCGCGGCTGATGTGTACGTCGGTAGACTTGCCGCTTAATTGCCGACGATAAACCGGGTCAATTGCTGGAAACCCCTTAGAGCCATGAACGCTACAGCACAGTCAGTAATGACAAATGCGAATGCCAAAAAGGGCATGGATTGGGCAATCAGCATCCAAGCAACCAAGGAATTGGTTGAAGGTTCAACGACTAGCGCATGGAGTCCAGACCGGACAGTAAAGCGCCACGACAACCCGGCTTGCTTTGCAAGAAGATATAGTCTGAGCTTTGGGGAAACTCAAAGAAGTTGGGATAAAGAGCCTAACGATAACAACGTGGATTTTGGACAAGTCAACATTGTTCCTAACCGTTTCCAACGTGATCGTGACGCGTTTGTTTTGTCACCTGATTACGCGGGTGTGCATTTCCTTCGCCCATTCCAGCAAGTTGAACTTGCAACAACGGGTGATGCTGAAAAGCGCTTGCTCCTCGCTGAATATGGCCTTGCCATCTACAACGAAAAAGCTCACGGTTTGGCGGCTGACCTTTCGACCTAACCAGCAACAAGGAACGGGGGCGGAAACGCTCCCGTTTTTACATGGAATCAAAACTTTTCGAGCATGATCCACTTCTTGGCCTAACGCGCATTTGGCATTACGACGAGGCTACAGACACAGCGGTGATTGAAACGATTCAAGACGCAACACCGATTGTTGAAACTAACAAAGCAGAGTTTTCCGCCATCGACGAACGCGCCAGGTGGGACGGTGAAGGTCTTGGTCTGCGAGTTGCATCCATCCCCATGAACATCTACATGGACTTGGTGAGCAAGGGCATCACGCGCACAGAAAAAGATTTTAAGAAGTGGCTCAATGATCCCGATAACCGATTTTTCAGGACTCGACCAGGAAGGGTGTAATGGATAAGAAACGAATGATTAGTGTATGCGTCCCTGCAAGGGACGAAGTGCATTCAGACTTTGCGTTTGACCTTGTAAACGCTGTTGCGTTTCATGTGGCGCACAACCCGCATGACGTGGTGAACGTCAACATCTCCAAGGGGACATTGCTTGTAAGCCAGCGTTCAGAATTGGTGATGACCGCCATGGAAAACAACGCTGATGTGGTGCTGTTTATTGATAGCGACATGCGCTTTCCGCAGGACACCATTGGCCGAATGCTTGAGCGTGATTTGCTCGTACTCGCTGCCAATTGCCCGCGCAGGCGAATGCCCGTTGGACCCACGGCTGCGAATTACGATACAGAAACACAGCGCAAGGTTCCTGTCTACACGGGCGAACACGACACGGGCGTTGAGCAAGTTGATGCGGTTGGAACGGGCGTCATGATGATTGACACGAACGTGTTTCGCGCTATCGAGATGCCTTGGTTTGCTACGCCATGGGATGTGGCGGCTAAAGGCTACATGGGCGAAGACATCTATTTTTGCAAGTTATTGCGCGACAACAACATTCCGTTGTATATTGATCATGACCTGTCCAAGCATATTGGACACATTGGAACCTGGGAATACAAGCATCAGCACACCTGGGCAATCCGTCCGCAAGAAGACGCGTATCGCGCATCTATCGGTCTGAAGACCGAACTTCGCAAAAAGGACGCTGCCTGACATGGCGCTTGGTACTTTCGCACAGTTAAAAACATCCATTGCGGATTGGTTGAACCGATCCGATTTAACGTCTGTCATTCCCGATTTCATTACATTGGCGGAAGCCGAGTTCAATCGAACCGTCCGTGTTCGCCAAATGATTGTTCGTGCCAACGCTACCCTTGATAGCGAATACACGCAATTGCCATCCGATTTTCTGGAAATGGAAAATCTTGTGTTGCTCTTGACAACGCCAACCAAATTGGAGTTTTTGAGCGATGAACAAAGCGATGACTACTTTACGCGTTACTTTTCGGCGGCTGGCACGCCGCGTTACTACACGATTGTTGGCGATACGTTCAAAGTTGTGCCATCGCCTGCAACAGATACAACAGAAGTTCAGATGACGTATTACGGGAAGATCGCTGCGTTATCTGACAGCAATACAACGAATTGGTTGCTCACCAAGCATCCAGACCTATATTTGTACGGTTCACTGCTGCAAGCCGCGCCTTATCTGCAAGATGATGCGCGAATTGCAGTGTGGAACGCCGCATACCAACGCGGCATTGATGCAATGATGATGGAGCAAGCACGCTCCAATTACAGTGGCACCACGCCACGCGTTCGTGCCAAACCGATGGGGTAAACCATGGCAAATTCATTTTCCGACTATCTTGAAAACAAAGTGCTTGCGCATGTGTTTGGCGGATCAGCCTACACAGCACCAGCAACGATTTATGTGGGCTTGTTTACGTCCGATCCTGGTGAGTCAGGGTCAACGGGTGAAGTATCAGGCAATGGCTATCTTCGCCAATCTATGGCGTTCACGGTAACCGATGATGCCTGCACAAACACATCAGCCGTTGAATTTCCAACCGCAACGGGTTCATGGGGAACGATCACTCATACGGCACTGTATGACGCATCAACATCCGGCAATATGCTTGCGGTAGGGCAACTTAGCGCTTCCAAGGGTGTTGGTTCAGGCGATGTGTTCCGATTTGCTGCTGGTTCGTTTGATATTACATTGGCATAAGCGTGGCAGCAACGTACGGCACAGGTTCCTACGGTACGGGTGCATATAGCACTGGAACCAACTATGTTGATGGCGCAGTAACGATTAACGCAGCCGCCACTGTTTCAACGGCTGGCGTATTGATCAAGCAGGGTGCAGTAGCAGTTAATGCTGCTGCAACGGTTTCACCGGCGGGTGTTGCAATCCGCCAATCGGATGTGGCGATTAGCGCCGAGTCGAGCGTTTCGTCGGTTGGCGGCATTGTTTATCTTGGCGAAGTGGCAATAAACGCAGAATCGCTTGTTTATCCTAATGGTGGTTTTTATATTATTGGCGGATCGGTTCAAGTCAATGCAACATCAACTGTATCTGTAACAGGCGGCTTAAAGTGGGCCGCAGTAACGGTTCCTTCAAAGACATGGACGCCGCAAGTTTCACCTTTTAGAGAGGCAGCATAAATGGCTGATACCACGACAACCAATTTGCAGTTGACCAAACCAGAGGTTGGCGCATCAACCGACACTTGGGGCAACAAGTTAAACACAAACCTTGATTCGATTGACGCAATCTTTTCAGCGTCAGGCACAAGCGTTTCGATGAACGTTGGTAGCGGCAAGACGTTAACGCTTGGCGGCAACATGACCGGATCGGGAACGATCAACGGCGTATCAATCGGTCAATCGCTTGCCGGTGCTGGGTCATTCAGCACGCTTTCTGCGTCAGGCAATGTGACGTTTACGAACGCGCCAATTCTGTCATCGCTTACAGCGTCAAAGCCTGTATTTACGGACGCTAGCAAAGGGTTGAGTTCGTCGGGTACGGTGCCATTGAATCAAGGTGGCACTGGCGAAACAACAAAAACGGCAGCGTTTGATGCTTTAGCGCCAACAACCACCAAGGGCGATTTGATCGTTAGCGATGGCGGCGACAACATTAGGCTTGCCGTTGGCACGAACAACTATGTACTCACAGCCGATAGCGCACAAACGGCTGGCGTTAAGTGGGCGGCAGTGCCTTCTGCATCTCCCGGCGGCTCAAACACGCAAGTTCAGTACAACAACAGCAGCGCTTTTGGCGGGATCACAAACGCCACGACAGACGGCACCACGCTTTCCATGACATCGCCCAAAGTCATAACCGGTATCAACGATACCAATGGCAACGAATTGCTCAAGGTCACTGCAACCGCTTCAGCAGTCAACGAATTAACACTTGCCAATGCTGCAACCGGTGGCAATCCTGTATTGAGTGCTACAGGTGGTGATACAAATATTGGTGTCACCATCACACCGAAAGGAACCGGCAACTTAGTTTTGACCAGCGGTAATTTGGTTGTTGCTGATGGCAAAGGCATTGATTTCAGTGCTACCGCAGGAACAGGTACAAGTGAGCTGTTGAGTGATTATGAGGAAGGGACTTGGACACCAAATCAGGGTGGGGGGCTAACCGTAACAGGCGCATTCAGTTCAACAGGTGTATATACCAAAGTAGGTAACCTGGTTTATGTGCGAGGGTACGTGGCAGGTGCAACAAACGTAAGTGTTACTGCTGGTGGAATTATTTCAACCAATTTGCCGTTTAGTAATGCAGGCGATGCTTGTGGTGGAAATGCCACAAGCTATAGCCTAAACCAAACGTCTGGAATTTTTATTATCGGTGGTAATGCTACAACTTTTTATGCCACATCAGCAATTACAGCAAGTAATCAAATTATTTTTGGGTTTACATATCGTGTTTAATTATCTGCATTGGATTGATGTAGACGGACGCTTAACAAAAGGAAATCAAAATGTCTTTAACAAAACAAACAGTCGTTGACCAAATCACAGTAACAGAGAACGGCATCGTTCTTTACAGAGAAGCCACTCGCATCATGGAGGACGGTAAAGTCTTAACCCAGACCTATCACCGCACATCCCTAACACCAGGGAAAGACCTCGCAAACCAACCAGAGAAGGTGGTAGCCATTGCTCAAGCAGCGTGGACACCTGAAGTGGTTGCGGCTTATCAGGCGGCACAGCAGGCTGCGTAATTGGTGAATGAACATGACCTCTGCCGATTCCGAAGCCTTAAAGCGCATTGAAGTTCACGAGGCCGTATGCGACGAACGCTATGCGCAGATCAACGCCAGGCTTAAGCGTTTGGAGATGATTCTGATGACAACG